GCTCGGCACATTTGAGTGCACGAACGAGCTCGAAGTCGAGCTTATTTTTTTGTATCTGACTCTCAGCCATACGTTCGCATTGCTTAGTCAGATCTCTGTTTAAAGGAACTGAGAAGTTTATTTGAAACCCCCAGTTCTCTGAAATTACGTAACCATCTTCTGTCTCTGGTTGCGTATCGTTGCCCATATAAAAGGGAGAGAAAGTCATCGTGCTTCCATTACACGAAATGTTATTACCGAAAGATTGACGACTTGGTGCTCCGTTGTTCTGGAATTGTACGGCTTGATTGGTCACATTTCCGGTTGCCGCAGCTACAGGGTTGCTATTATTATTGGTGTCTCCTTCAGCCAGTACTGGACTTATTGAGAGAAGACAGAGAGCGAAGTAGTAGTAGAGTTTATTGTGTAATTTCGGGTGTAATCTATCTGCTCTACTAGACCTGCGTCTCTTACTGTTGTTTCTAAATTCCACGGTAGGGTGGCGTCTGTTACTGAGAATGTTGTAGCTGAGTCTGATAAGTTTCCAGATGCAGTTACGTTATTTCCTGACCACGTTTTTACTTCAGCTCCGAAGACCTGAATTTGCTCCGTCTCCACTATAGTCTGAGTAGTAGTGGTCGTACTATTCATAGACCCTGTAGTAAAGGCTGGAGTCACAGTATTTGCTCTAGCTATGCTGGGTGATAACAGAGCTAAAAGCAGAATTAATTTTTTCATGCTTTTGGTTTATCTTTGTTTGCCATTGGACAAGTTGGTGGCTTGTTACCGTTCTTTCCGGTAGTCAAACCGAATGTGGCAAGTGCGCCCGTAAAAACGCTGGCGACGAAAGTGATATCGCTGTTCCCAGACTTTTTAAGCATGGGGATATCTACGTAATTCATTGTGATAATGAATCCAGACCAGACAACAACGCCTAGACGGACCACTGTGCCAACAAATTCAACTTGATATTCTTTTTCTGAAGCAATATCTTTTACTCTTCCAAAGAAACCTTTTTCTTTTGGCTTAGTTTCTTCCATGCTGTTTTTAGTATTGGTTTCATAGCTGTTACAACCCATTTAAAGGCTGCGGTTGCAGTTAGGGTTGCAGCTACAGAAACGACTGCTGTAGTAGAAGCCGTTATAAGTATTTCGTTTTCTGGTAAAGGTACGTCAAAATCTATTATTGGAATATTGACGTTTCTTATACCTGTATCGACATCACCTGTAGTCTCAGCTTGTACCCCTTCAGGTTCCTTAAGGTCACTAGGTGGTATGACCATAGGCTGATAGAAAGGGACTTTTCCTGTCGGTAAAGGTATAGATATTGTTTCTATATCATTTACTGTTGGAATTATTATTGTGGGTATTACCACTTCTTGATTGGACATGTCATCCAACGAATTTTTGTTTTAAATGGCATATAACAGCCACATACGCGACACCAATTCTTTGTGAATTTAGGACAAGCTTTACAAATATCTAATTTCTCAGCTGGCGACAAATTCTTCATAGAAGTCTGCCTCTGACTTGTATTCTTCTATCTTCTTATCAATATCCTCTACTGTGTATTGAGTAGAGTCCATAGGAATCTTTCCTTTAACAAATTTGATGTGTGCATCTATTTTTGTTTGTTGAGCATCACTACCATTTCTTGAATGATAGAGAGCGTCAAATTGTTCCTGAAGACTTGGATATAAAAATTCCCTCATCTGACCAGCGTCTATTTCAACTTTTGGAATCTCGACTTCTGGAACATCATCTCCAACAGTACCTTCATCTCCGAGTTTGTATGGTATATCTCCAACAGGAACTGGGTCTTGAGGTGTATTGCAATACTCTACAATTCTTTTTGCATAGTATCCTTTGTCCGCATCTTTTAAAGTTGGTATCAATGCCCAACTGCCATCTTCGTATTCAACCTTAAGTTTTAAGGTATCTACTTCTGTGATTTTAAATTTCATAATTAATTACCGGCTACTGAGCCTGAGTTGTGGAAAGTCATATAGTTTCTGTTTTCTATGTAGTAAGAGGTTGCTCCTCCGCTAGACCCGCCAGATCCGCCAGAACCTGACGAACCGCCAGAACCTCCAGAACCATTACCAGCGTTTCCATTGGCACCTGAGTTTCCAGTAGCACCTGAGTTTCCAGTAGCACCTGTTGCACCAGATCCACCGCTTTGACCCCAGTCTCCACCGTTTCCTCCAGTACCTCCAGTACCGCCTGTTCCGCCAGTACCACCTGTACCACCTTGACCTGAATTATTACCGTTGTTTCCACCGCCAGATCCACCAGAACCTCCTGATCCACTAGCTCCACTAGAACCGTCTGTTCTTGCTTGACCGTAACCTATTCCGTTACCACCAGCTCCACCAGAACCTCCGCTTCCGCCAGAACCACCGGATCCACCGCCAGCTCCAGATTGAGAGGAATGTTGGGCACACTGAACAGCAAATCCAGCACCATACCTTAATTGTCCTTTTCTGTACATAAGGTAAAACTGTCCACCGGTTGCAAATACGTGTCCACCATTACAGGCTTGACAGTAAGAATCAGGTGTAGTGGTATATTGATGAAAAATACTGTGCGATCCGTTATTGCATTGGACTCCATTGGATAATTGTAACTGTGGATAGTAAGCTACATGTGACTGATATGAACCAGATCCACCAGTACCACCCTGTCCGCCAGTACCACCTTGTCCGCCAGTACCGCCTTTACCACCTCCGCCGCCTCCGGCGTAAAGTGATCCTCCAGAATTATTGTAGAAAGTTATATTTCCGTTCTGTAATGTTCTAACAGCTGGTCCACCGTCTCCACCAGCACCAGAAGAACTTCCAGCTCCTCCAGTACCTTGTACACTTCCAGTGTTGTGTACGATTAATGTACCACCCATACCACTTTCGATAACCCAAGCTGGAGTACCATTACTACTGCCTATAGTTACACCACTATTAACTGTGATTCTTTTAGGTACAGCAGTAGACCAGTTGGCTCCAAATGCAGCAGATGTTTGAAAGTTTGTTTGGTCAGAAGATACAACGTATTGTATTTCGTTAACTGCGGCGTAAAACATACTGAAGGAAATAGTTCCGGACTCTGACACGCTGGTGTTGTTTCCGGGAACTGCTCCACCGTTTCTATAATATTCAGATAATGAGTGCGGAACTGTACCACCAAATTCAGCGACAATCTCAGTCATACTGAGACTGCCGGAACTTTTGATACCCATTATTTACCTCCTTTTAATTCGTCTACTTCTGCTTTAAGTTCGTTCACTGCGTTTATAAGTACGCTAACTATTCTTGAGTAATCAACAGTTTTTGTACCGTCTTCAGTTTCTTTAACTACTTCTGGTATTACTTCTTCTACTTCTTGTGCAATTACACCAATATCTGATTGTCCACTACTTAGCCACTTGTAGTTAACACCACGTAGTTTTCCTACGATTCCAAGAGCATCGTTAATTGTATGAATCTCAGTTTTTAGTTTTGCGTCAGAGTAAGCAGTTACGTTACCTGTGGCAGTCATATCACCAGATACGTTAAATCCGCCGGCTACTGTTTCTGCTTTTTTAGAGTTGTCGTGATATAGCTCTACTGATCCATCTGCGAATGCAACTATACTTTGTTCACCAGCTTTTGCTTGAATATAAATATTACCACCAGCGTCATCTATATATAAATCACCAGTAGTATTCTTAATCGAGGAGTTAGTTCCATCGTGATAAATCTGTAAATCATCGCCTGTTCCTAGCTTGATTTTTTCACTATCCTCCATATCTATTTCAGATGGAGCAATAGTTTGGTCAGCTACTAAAGCTACGATTTCACTAGCTGTTTGGTCAGCAGTAGCAGCAGTTTCAATACCGTCTAATTTAGTACCGTCAGCAGCTACGTCTCTACCGTCAACTGTTCCTGTAACTGAGATATTTCCAGTTGTAGATATATTTCCTGTAAAGTCTGCACCTGAAATGTTAGCCAGCTTATGCCAAGCACCACCATGAGCGAAATAAGCATGCCCTGTGTTGTGTACATGAGCAAACATTCCATGATAAGTAGTTGCACTAGGTAGATCAGATTCGTTGGTATATACGTTTGCAAACTTGATCTTACCTGTAGTAGTGATATCACCTGTAGTAGTTATATTCTGAGAACCAAAGTCAGGAGCTATCTTAGTTCCTGCTATTGCAGCAGAAGCATTAACGTCTGCGTTATCTATTGTTCCAGCTGGAAGGTTAGATAAGTCTTCTCTAAGAAGAGGTCTTCCACCAGCTTGTGAGCCGTCATGTACGACAGCTGTATCTTTTGTGGTATCAATTGTTAACTCACCTTCAGCACCAGTAAATGACCCGTGCTGAGTTGTAGTACCACGTCTTAATTTTAATAATTTTGCCATTTAAAGAGTACCGAAATCTATTTGTAAATTGTCACCACTGACTGTTGCTACCTCAGTAAGGTTCTTATCGTTGCAGTCCAGATGATTTGCTAACGCAGGATTAGCGTCATTAATTAATCCAGCAATACCGGGAGCTATAGCTACCCATGCAGTTCCGTTGTAATAGTTAAGTTGATTAGCTGTGCTGTTGTACCAAAGATCACCTGATGAGGGGCTACTTGGAGTACCACTTTGTATTAGATATTCATTTGCATATCTGTTTACATCAGCTATAGAGCCAGCAACAGTAGTAATGTTTGAAGCATTAGAAACTGCACTGTTTATATTTGATGCGTTAGCAACAGCAGCGTTTATATTGGTTGCATTTGTTGCAGCAGCGTTTACGTTACTAATGTTTGTACCGACTGCGTTTACGTTTGCAATCGCATTACCAACAGTATTTACGTTTGCAATGTTGGTTGCAACTGTGTCTATTTCAGATGTTGTTTCGTTTAAGTCAGCAGCAACTGTGTTAACAGCAGCTATGTTTGCACCAACGGTATTAATAGAGTTATTTCCTGATCCTGTATTAATACTTTCAGTTACAAGACCTAAGTCTTCTGTAAAAGTAACGTGACCAGAAACACTATTAATAGCTGTAATAGTTGCTTGGTTAGGTGTGATTGGTGAGAAGCCGTCTCCTGCGGAGCCGTCATAAACCATCATCACTTGGTTAGCACTACTATCAAACCACAAGTCACCATTTGTTAGTGCTGTACCATCAGCTCTTGTTGTAGGAGCTGTTGTACTGATCTGATATAAATCAGCAAAGTTTTCAATATCAGCTAAATTATTACCGCAGTTATTGATGTTAGTGATATTAGAAGCAACAGTATTAATTTCAGTTGCCTTTGCTTGTAATCTGTGGAATGCGTAGGTATGTAATGTACTTGTTGTTTCAAGTATCATTCCAAACCCTTGAGGTATTACACCTGTTACGCCTGTAAGAGTGACAGTGTTACCAGTTCCTGCACCGTTTGCAATGGTGACGGTTCCGGAGCTGGGGGTAAGATTTGTTGATACAGCTTTAACAGACACCACAGTGCCAGCCCCGTTGTTAATATCCGGATTAGCTGTAGGGAATGAAGTTTCATTTGCTAAAGGTACGAATCCACCAACATCATCAAGAAGGTCAATTATCCTTGCATCAATAGCAGCAGTAGTAGCTACTTTTGAATCAGTACCAGACCATGTTTCTCCACTAGCAATAGTTTCTGTAGAGTCTTGTCTTAGGAATAGAGCTTCTGCTTCTGTCTCTGTGTAGTATCTGTTATCTAGTTGTCCAGCATTTAATTCTGCTTCTGTGTAATATCTGGTATCTAACTGACCAGCATTTAGCTCGGTCTCTGTGTAATATCTATTATCTAATTGCCCAGCATTTAGCTCAGTTTCTGTGTAGTATCTATTGTCTAGTTGTCCAGCGTCTAATTCAGTTTCTGTGTAATACCTGCTATCAAGAGTTCCAGTTTGTAGATCTCCTGCAACAATAGAACCATCAACAATGTTATCTGAATTTACAGTTATGCTACTAGGTAAGTTTCCGGTAGCAATCTTGCTCTGTGCTATACCAGCACTTGCACTAATATCAGCATCAACAATAGTTCCGTTTTTTATCTTTGCAGATGTTATTACTTCATCTCTGATGTCCTGCTCAATTATTTTATTTCGACTTTCTGCTAAACCATGCCTAACATAATCTTCGATTCTATTAAGGTCAGCAGCTTTTATGGATGAACCGGGAGTAAAAGCAGCTATTGGTTGAGTGGTGTTTATAGCACTATAAATATGTAAACTTTTTCCGTTTTGATTATCACCAAAAGTTATTGTGGTTGCATTAGGTGCAATATTATATTGTCCTGTGGTTGGGCTATTTGAAGTAGTAAATGTTAATTCATTTCCCCCGTCCACTCTGACTTTGATGTCAGTTTCTTTTATGTATTCGACGTTGAAACCGATAGTAGTACCGGTTCCCGTCTTAAATTCTTCAGTTGTTGTTGCCATTTATCTTAGGGATAAACGGGTGGATTATCTTGTTGGAACTAAGTAAGTGTTGATAGAGTCTTTCTTAACTAGTCTCTTGTCTTTTTCTTTTTGTTGTTGTTCTTTAATTAA